CTATGATTGGGACGGTGCCTCCGCAACCTGCGATCTGTATGTGTGGCTTCCGTCTGGCATGACGACTGCCGATATTACATATTCGGCGCGAATGAATGCATTCACCTCGACGGGCAGCAATTTCACCATTCAAGGGCTGATTATCGAGCGCATGTCTGGCTCAGGAAACAGCCCGGAGGCATCCGTAACCCCAATATTCACTGATTTTGGGTGCGCTCTTGCGGCTGGATCAACCGGCGCAACGCGACAAAATATCCGCATGGAGAATTGCTGGATCAGAAACGGATGGCAAAACAACATCGGTCCCGGACTCAGCCATTGCGGCGGCGTGACAGTTGCGGGATGCACTGGCCTGACGGTTCGCAGATGCACGTTTGACGACTTGCAAGCGTCCGAGGGTATAACTGTCACCAACTCAGCCAACGTTCTGGCTGAGTGGAACAAATTCGACAAGGTGCATCGCGAGGACTTCTGGCCACGCGGCACTGACAAGGTTGTATTCGCGCACAACCTGCACACCGGCACGCAACTTGGACATAGCCATAACAACGGCGTCGCATTTTATGTTGTCAATGAGGGGCTTGAGTGGGGTAATATCTGGAAAAATGCGACATTCTTCGGAACTTGGCAGCAAGCAAACAACATCCAATTCTGCTATAATATCTTCGATTTCGTCGGTTCTTACAACGCGATCAAGGATCAATCCGGAGACGTTAACGGATTCCCGTCAACGATTGGCGGGATGATTTTGAATAATACGATTGTGTTCTCTGCCAATCGCATTTGGCCCCTGTCGCAGTCAATCAACGTGCAAGAGGGGCCGCTGCACCCGTTCTCGATCAAGAATAATATTTACTATGGCGCAGTTTCTTCGGGAACCGTCTTTAGCGGGAACGGCGGGAATATAAACAATCTGGCGAGCGCAAACTTGCCTGCGGCGACAGGAAATCAATTCGAGGCAATCGACACGACGTTCAGAGGCCGCGCCTCGGGTGACTATTCAATCGGCCCTGCCTCGGTTGTCCGCACATCGCCCGGACAAAGCATAACGGCGGAAATTGCAGCCCTAGCTTCGGCCTATCCGTTCTTCACCGACTTCACCGACGCATTCGGCCAGCCAATCAGCACAGGCGCGCCCAAGCGCGGCGGCATGTCTGATCTGGACGTTAACCCGATGAGCGCAGCATGACAGATCGCTACCTCTACCCCCAGCGCAAGCGGCTTGAAATCATGTCGGCGGTATTCGCCGGGGGCTTCGGCTTCCACATTTGGGCGGCTGGCTTTCATGGCGAGCCGCTTATTTGGGCCGGACTGCACAATGGTCACGCCTTGTGGTTCGGGCAGGCCATGAGCCTTGCAGCCTTTACCCATGCGCTTGGCGTCAGGATCAACGGTCAATGGCGCTGGTCGCCCGTGCTGCGGCTGGCGGGAATGATTGCTCACGTCTGCATGTTTGCTTTCCTCGCTTGGAAGGGCGCTGGCACCACGGGGGCTTACACTTACGGCTGGATAACCGGACTTCTTGGAATGGGCGCGTTGAGCGCGCTGAAAGATACGCAACGCGCTCTCGGGTGGGAAATTCATGGAATCCGAACTGATAGATAAGTTGGCGGGCCTCGGCCCGTGGGGAATGGCTGTCATTGTTGTCGTTTTGCTCCGCAAGGAAGTCGCTTCGGTGCTTTCCGCGCCAAAGGACGACAGGGCAGTTGAAACGCTCTTGGGCGAAATGAACCGGCAATTCGCGGCAAACATGGAAATGTTCCACGTCACGAATGGGTATCTTGGCGGGATGAAGGAGGTATTCATGGAAATCCTCCAAATCCAGCGGCAAATCCTGACAGAACTGGTGAGGCGGCAATGAACCGGACAGCCTTTTATGACGTAGTGCGCAAGGAACTCGGTGCGCTGACGCAACCGCAGGTGACGGGCTTCGAAATCCTCCTGACGGCTGTAAATGGCCTTCCTGACAGCCATCAGGCCTATCTGCTCGCAACGGCATGGCACGAGACGGGACGCACCATGCAGCCCGTCAGAGAGGCGCACGGGGCCACGGACGGGCAGACAATCGCACGGCTGGACAAGGCATGGACGGCGGGCAGGCTCGGCAAGGTGAAAACACCCTACTGGCGCAAGGACGCGGACGGGAAAGCATGGTTCGGGCGCGGCTATGTGCAGCTCACGCACCGGGCCAATTATGAGAACGCGGGCAAAAAGCTTGGCATAGATCTTGTGGCCGATCCTTCTGCAGTTCTGTCGCCAATGGTGGCCGCGAAAATCCTTGTGGCTGGCTGCTCCCAGGGGTGGTTCACGGGCAAGCAGCTATCTGACTATCTGCCGGGTGACTATGTGAACGCGCGCCGGGTGGTGAATGGCTTGGACTGCGCAAAAGACATTGCGCTCTATGCCATGACGTTCGAGCGGGCGCTTGTCGCAGCGGAAGTAACCGCGCCGTCGCCTGACGTGCCTGTCCCAACAGTCGTCCCGCAACCTGCTGCCGTGTGGTGGTGGGCTGCATTCTGGAAAATCGTGGATCAATTCACAAAGAAGTGGAGAACGTGAAAATGTGGATCGTCCGTATCGCATTCTATCTTGTCGGCATTGCTGGATCTGGCCTTGCGCTCGCTGGCTATGCCGATTTTGACATTGCCGCCTGTTTTTCGGGGGCGTCGTGCATGTTTGATCTACACCCTGTTGACCTATCTAAGGCCGTAGGGGCTGTTGGTGCGATTTTCGGCGCAGTGTCGTCCGGGCTGGCGTCTCTGGCGCTCTGGCGCGGATGGGGGCGGAAATGACGAATGTTGTTTCGCTGAAAGGCGCCACCCCGCTTGGCGAGCCTGTTCCCAATGTGGTCGAAATTCTTGAGGAACTTCTGCATTTCCCAAAGGGACGCATACAGCAGCATATTGGGCGCGTACTGCGTCATCCAATTCGTCTGGTTGCTGTCGGAAAGCGGCTGCGAAAGCTCGTTGTAGCCAAGCTCGAATGGATACGCCGCATTCGGCGTGGGGACCACCAGCATGTTGGCCATGCCGTAATCGCAATAGAATTGCGGAACTCCAGTCACCGTCTGGGCGGGCCAGAAGTCCACGCAGAAATCGTAGGTGCGCTTGAGTATGTTGATCTTGCGCGTGAACGGCGGCGTGCTTTCAAACCCAGCGGCGCCGGCAGTAAAGTTGAAAAACTCGAAATCGCGCAGCCGCCCAGGTTTCGCGTAGACGGCCGTACCGGACTGGAAATTCGCCGTCACGAAATTGATGGCCGGAAGCACTTTGACTTCCTGCGCCACACGCATTTCCGCCATGTAGATGAATTGCGGAATATACGCATTCATCGTCGTGTCGCCCGTGCGCTCGGCATAAACCTTCAGGCTGTCTACCAGAGACGTGTAAGTGAGGGAGTACGGCATCTCTCACTCCTTGCAGGCGCGGATAATGTCGCGCAGTTGGCGGTAGTCGACGATCGCGCGCAAGACGGCGCTATTGTCGGGAAGCGCCTTCACCTCGTCCGCCAACCTATCCATATAGGGTTGGTCATACGCCACCAACGGCGCGCATTGCGTGCGCACCACCACAGTCGGCGTGCATCCAGCAAGCGCGAGCGCACTAAAACTTGCCGCGGCGAAGATCTTGAACCACATCATCCTTTCCCTTCGGTGATTGCGCGGCGGCCTCCGCCATCCGCGCAGCCGTCTCTCCCGCATTCGCATTGACCTTGGCCGTTACTTCGTCGCGTCCCGCCTGCTTGGCCTTACCAAGAACCGTCATGATGGCCACCACAGCCGCAATCGCTGCCGCGACATAGCCCCAGACCTTGAGGCCGATTCCCGCAAGGAAATTCATCTGTCACCTGCTTTCCGACGCTGATAATAATCCCACACAAACCAGCCGAATGCCAGAACTCCGGCAGCTCCAAGGGCAAGCATGACGATGCGGGGATCAATTCCCCACGCATTGATGGTATCCCAGACAGACGAAATATTCGCCACCGTCTGTTGAGCCGCGCCGGCAGCAACGCTGGCACCCGTAGCCACAGTCGTCAGGTTGATCTTGTGCGACGCCGGGTCGTCAGCCTGCGGCACCGTCCGGACGGAAATCTCCGTGGCGTCGTCGTTCGGAGTGATGTATAGCGCGGCTTCTTTGGACCGACGCTGCACAAGGCCAGCAAGCACCTTCCCGTTGTCTTTCTTCCACATGGAAAAAGCATTGGCCGCCTCGGCCCATTTTCCTGCGTTGTGCAGCCGGAGAACGGTAGACCCCTTGAACGCCGAGACACCGATGTTGAACGCAAGGCAGACCATCGCAGCCAATTGATTTTCGTTCGGTTCGCGCGCGCAGGAGTTTCGCACATCTGCTTCAATTTTTTCGACGCGCTTGGTAAATTCCGCCTCGCACTTTTTCGGCGTCCAGACAGTGCCCTTTTTGATATCCGGCCCGGTTAAACCCCACGAGATTGTCCACACGCCGCCGCCATCGTCATAGGCATCCGTGGCCGGCTTGCCGATCGGCAACAGCTTGCCTGTCTTTACGTCGCGCCCGCGCTCAAATTCCTTGAGCAGCGCAATTCCGGCGGCGTTAATCATGGCCCTACCTTGATCGTGACGTTCGCCTTGATTTGACTCCAAATCCAAAGCAGCGACATGGCGACAGTCGAGATCATTGCGCCGAATTTCAGCGTGATCCACCACATGCCCTTACCCATGTTTGCGGCATCCCGGATTTCTTGCAGATAGCCCTCGATCGCGGTCAGCCGTCGTTCGACGCTTTCCTGAAAATCGTCGTGGCTTTTTTCCAGCGCGCCCATTTTACCTTCCAAGAATCCAAGGTCTCTTTCGGTTGTCATGGCAACGACCCACCCGTTTGAAACTCAACCCAACCAAGCGTGGCTTCGTCCCAGACATATTTCTTACCGTCCTGCGGGTAAGGAACAGGGGCTTGCCAATCAAAGTTGTCGTCGAGCATCCAAGACGGGTAGGGTCGCGGAGATACAAATACGTCAGCGCCTTCATCGAAAGAGAATCCCACACCGGGATACTGCTTGCGAATGGTGCCGTCGTATTTGCAAAACCGAAATCTATCCGTCGTTCCGTAGAGCGCGCGCAGGAATGATTCTCCTTCCGCGTCGCCGTCGGCCACGCCGACGACACGCTCCACGAACGTCACGACATTCTCGGAATT